CCGCCCGATGGGGGCTGCCGCGAGCCGGTGGATCTGCCCGTTTGGGATGCCGATATCCTCAATCGTGAGTTTTCGACCATTGCAGCGGGCGCTACCAGCGAAGTATTCGTCCCGCCGTATCACACCTGGTTCTCGCTCTCGGTGCTCGAGACCGGGGGCACCAATGAGGCTTATGTTTCGACCGCGGATAGCGACGATACTGGTGTCCGCATCGGCGGCAACCGTGGCACTCCGCTGATCCAGCGCTACATGACGAACGTGATGCGCAAGGGTACGGCGACTAGCGCTGATGCGGGTGGGGACGACCTGATTGACGCCAATGCAGACTTCACAGCGCTGGGCGTGGCTGTTGGCGACTTCATTTGGAACGAGACCGACAACTCGTTTGGGCGAGTGACTGGCATTGATAGCTCGACGCAGCTGTCACACACGACCCTGGTGCATGGCTCTCAGAACGACTGGGATGTCGATGAGGTGTACCACATTTACCGTGGGCCTTCGATTTTCGTTCACAACCCTCATGGCTCCAACGCGATTGATGTCGGAGCTCTGTTCTTCAAGCGCTAGATATGGTCAACGAATTTCTTGCCCCGACGAGTGTGCCTGTTTGGGATCACCGGACTGCGCATGCCACGACCACGGTACGAGCTACGACCAACGCAGCGGTGACCCCCCCTACGGGGGCGACCAAGGTCATGTTTTCGATCATTACGACGGCCAATGAGCGATTGTATATCAGCGTCGATGACAGCGACTCCAACGCCCAAGGTGTGCAGATAGGCGGCATCGAAAGCGATCCAATCACATTCGCTATTGGTCCTGGAGCAGCATTTAGGGTCGTCAACCCTAGTGGCGGCACCCTGACCATTGGCATCATCTACTTCTACAGCTAACACGCATGACTATCGGATACACAAAGCTCAGGACAAGCGACGAATGGGGCATCAGGGGCACAGACACTCCCCCTGCAGCTGGGACTGAAGTCGTTGTGACACTACGCAACGGTACAGAGAAAAGCGAAGTGGTCGGTAGAGTCATCTGGAGCGGTGACGATACACGCAATGGCGGCACAGCATGGATCGCTACCGTGCAACGTGACGAACAGCCTCAACCCCCCACGCCCGTAGCGCCTCCGGCGCATGACGCAGCTGCAGACGCCAGCATTCTCAACCCGCCTTTCTAGCAAAGGCATATTGCACACGCTGCCGAATACCTCGACGGCGCTCAATGAAAGGTAACGCTATGACAGAACAGACTAAAGACAAAGGCATGGTGGACCCCGGTAGCATGCTGAATTCTTCAGAGGGTTTGCTATCTACTGCGGGCCTAGCCGCCCTGACAACCGCCCTGAACACGGCAACCGATGCTCGAGTGCAGATGGCTGCTGCTGCCGGCATCAGTGTCTTGGCCAGCGTTTACGTCTTCAGTAGAGCTATGACCAAGAAGAGTGGCGATGCACCGGCTAAGTAAGGCGGTCGTCTGCGTCGGCCTGCTGTTCCTACCCTCCTGTGCCCTCCTTGACCGCGAGGTGCCCGTCTTTGACCAAACCACTGGTGAGCAAATCGGCGTCACGACCGTCGGTAACCTTGTGGCAGACAGTGGCGAAGATGTAGCCGGGGACCTAGTCGGAATGTTGACTGGAAATCCGATTCTAGGCGGGGCAGCTGCCGCAGCCGCAGCCGGATTATTTTCTGGAGTCCGTAGCAGGAGAAAGCAGCCGACCGTCGAAAAGGAAACTAGCGCGTAGATAAAAGATGGCGATGCGGGTCGATGCAGTCTCGGTTGCCTGTGATACGTCCACGGCATCACAAGCGATCACAGTCGATCTCGGCGGTGATCTTCCCGTCGTCGCTTTCTTTCTAGTTACAGCCACAACGGCTGACGGGGATTCGTCCTCAACGGACAACGCGGTCATGTCCTTTGGTGCAACAGATGGCACCAACCAGTGGGCTATTGGCTACTCGAGCGAGCACAATGCGAGCTCAACGACGGACACCTACACCTGGTTCGTTACAGATGAGTGCATTCTCATCCTGAATCCAGCGGACGGCACAGTGGACGGTGAGGCCAATATCGTTTCGTTTGCCGCCAACACCATCAATGTCAACTGGGGCAACCTTCCAGGATCAGCATGGAAGTTGACAGTATGGGCAATTGGGGGTGGCGAGATCAGTGCGGTCGTCGGTAACGCCACGCTCGACCAGGACGTCAATGCTGAGAAAAGCATAGCGCACGGCCTGGGGCGTCTACCCGCTTGGGTCGTCGGGGCCAGCTGCGGTACACACGCTACGGCCGATACTGGCGCAGCTGCCGACATGGGCCGGATCACGGTGGGCTTTTCAAGCTATGACGGCGCAGCTATCAAGAATGTCTGCCAGGGGCATCAGATCCGCGACGGGGCCGGTGCGGATTACCAAGTGTCAGCCTTGGCTTACAGGGATCGGCTATTCAAGGTGCCGTATTATGCGGGTTCGCCCATTAGCGCTGCCGTTCAAGCAGCCTGTCAGGTGAGCTCGTATAGCTCGACCTCTATTGGCTTGACCAAGCGCGACAGCTCGCTCAATGCAGACTTTGGCTATGCGATCGTGACGGGAGGCCATGCCTATGCCTCAATGTGGGGAGAGCATGAATCCACAGCTGGATTCCCTACGGGCACAGGCGTCAAGACACACGACCCAGTCCCCGGAACTCAATTCCTCCCCCTCGGGGCTATGCTTGGTCTGACACGACTCAATTACTCCGAAGTAGATTCGGTGGTGACTAACGTGCGAGCCGGCACGATGGGGATAGGCTTCGTTGGGCCACAGTCAGGCCACTGTGCATCGGTACAACACCAGCGCAATGAGATAGCAACGGATACACAGTCGATCTATAACGACAAACCCATTCACCTACCGGCGCACAGCGGAGGCACAGGGGGGCATGAGGCTGAATTCTCGAGCTATGCCCAGACGTCCGTAGCCGTCAACGTAACGACAGCCGTATCTAGCACCAAGTGCATCCCCACGCTGCTTATTGGCCGGCGTGTGCCTCGGGGAGACCCCCGCGGGCGCATTACGAGCTCTGGAGTAGAGGCTGGTCGCGTCAGCGGCACTATGACGGTTATTGGTCATATACGCACCAACGCCGTTGTTGCCGGCCGCGTTGTGGCTGCTTCGGTCCTGATCGGCCGCATAGTCGCCTTTCAACCTGCAGCTGGTCGCGTCGTGGCAGGTGCTACTCTACGGGGCATCATTATATCTACCGGCTCGGAGGCGGGCCGGATAACCCACTCAGCTGTTACCGCTGGCCGTGTGGGATCGTCTGGGGTTGAGGCTGGTCGGGTTACCGGATCCAGCACAGCGCGGGGCCTTATCGTTCATAGCGGTGCAGAAGCAGGAAGTGTGACATCCAATGCCTAGCAAGCTACTAACCATCCGGGGTGAGGTTTTCGAGGGGTGCAACCCAGTCGTCGTTGCCCGCATCCCTACCGCCGACGGCACGAATCTCGTGCGAGGCGATCTGAACGGATCAAGCGGTCAAGAGATTGAATTCTCAATTTACGACCTAGACGGGGACACGCCAGGAACCGCAATCCATACCGGCACCCTCAATAAGACCGCTGTAATCTTCGATACCCTTCAGACCGATGGCTATTGGGATTCGGAGGACGAGTTTGGATACAACTTCCGGCACATGGTCACCTCGTCCCAGCTGGCCGGCGACGGTCACCGAAGCCGCATCGAGTATGGAGCATCGACCAGCTCGTTTGGCGCTGCCAAGTGGGTAGCCGAGATTGACATTGTCGGGCGTAAGGACGCGACTCAGTAATGCCGGCAGCGACTGGGAATGTCGATCTTCGGGGCGCTGTTCGCGCCTTATGGGAAACCTTCTGTGATGAGGTCCTGGTCGAAGGGCCGGCTGGAACCGGCAAGACCCGCGGCTTGCTTGAGCGGTCCTACTATTTGGGAGAGAAGTTTCCAGGCTGCAGGCAGCTGTGGGTGCGGCAGACACTCAAGTCGCTTCGCCAGTCCGTCATGGTTACCTGGGAAGAGGAAGTCCTCTGGAACGACAATCCCTGGATGAGTGGTAAGGCTTCTCGGGCGACTCGAGACAGCTACGTCCATACCAATGGTTCAGAGATCGTCCTAGCCGGAGCTGATACGCCGGAGAAGTTCCTCTCAACCCAGTTTGACTTCATTTGGTGCTGGGAAGCCAGAGAGCTATCCCGCGACTCGATTCAGGTGCTCGTCAGTCGTAACCGGAACGGCTTTGCTCCGTTCCAGCAGATGATCTTCGACACCAACCCGGCCGGAGCCTCTCATCATTTGAACAAGCGCTTTCCACCGGGATACAGGGTGTTGCCAAGCGCCCACCCGGCACGGCAGATTCGGCCATATTCTGATCACGACCAGCAGGTCCGGTTACTGTCACGCCACCAGGACAATCCTGGATTCTATAGCCCAAATGGCAAGCTCACGCCCCGCGGTGCTGGCTACATGCGCAAGCTCGATCGCTTGGTTGGAGCTCGGCGGCGCAACCTACGCAACGGGGAGTGGGCCTCTGAGGAGGGCATGGACTGGGAAAACTGGGATGAGAGCATTCATCTAATTGATGAGAACAAGGTGCCCCCGATCGAGTGGACGTTTGCTTCGTTTGACAAGGGCACCCGACAGCCTGGATGCCTGGGCGTGTGGGGCGTAGATGCTGACGGCATCATGTACGAGCTCGCTGAGGTGTATCGAGTCGGAATGGACATCGACTGGTGGGCTCAGGTGGTAGTAGAGCTCGACAACGAGTTCCATTTCGCTGCTGGCGTCTCGGACCATCACCCGGAATGGGTCAAAAAGTTCAACGACTACCTCAACAACAAGAAACGTCCCCGACTGTTCCAAAATGCCAACAAAGACTGGGCCACCTCGGTCCAGCTAGTGCAGCAGCTGTTATCCCCCAAAAACGGAGGGCCTCACCTCTTCTTTGTGCGGGGCAATATTCGGTACGGCCGGTGTCCCGTGCGCGATGAAAGCCAGCTGCCAGCTTGTACGATTGAGGAGATTCCCGAGGTCGTATGGGCCAAGAACCAGGACGGCAAGGCGATAAAGGAAGACATAGACCCGACATCTCACAACTGGAACCACGGCTTCGACCAGGTCCGATATGCCGCTATGTTCCGCTGGAGACGGGACTTATCGCCGAAAAAAGACGTCCAGGAGTACACTGAGGGCACTTTGGGGCATCTATTCGATCATGACGACATTCTTGGCCCGAAAAGGCGTTTCAATCTCAGCGAATAGGGTCCAAAAAGCCGACTCTGGCGTATGTCAGGGGTAATGTGGTAGGAATTCATGTGCCTCAGCGCTCATGGGGGGCGTCAGGGGCGAGACCCCCTCAAAAGGAAAAACAGAAAATGCGCTACTCAACAGGCGGCGGTGGCCGTCCTACAGGATCGAAGGGTGCCGGCAAAACCCCTGGACAACGAGCGAAAGACGCCCGCAAAAAGCAGCAACGCACTACCGCAGCTCGCTCTAAGGCGACTCGCATCAGGAATGCCCGCCGTAAAGCTGGACGCTAAAGCGCATTATGACCCTCAAGCTCTCGCCCTATACATGGTATGAGGAGGTCCGCGCTGCTGAGCAGTACCGGGACCAGTTCCTTGACGATTGGGACGAGGTCGTAGAGGGGTATCACGGGCTTGGATACAAGCCTGATTCGGGCCCTAATCAGACCAGCGGCAATATCGAGAACCACGCATTTGAGTGGCTCTCATTGATGGTGCCCCAGGTTACAGCCTCAAAGCCGCGTGTGCGCGTCAATACGTCACGCATGGGGCTTGCAAGGCTAGGCGCAAAGGCTCAGACGTATGCCCTCAATCGTTGGATACGCATGTCCAATATGAAGGATACGTCTGAGCTCCTGGCGGTTGATTACGGACTGAAGTATGCGGTGGGCTATGTTGCTCCGCGACCTCAACCGGGCATGGGGGAGTCAACAGCGCCTAGCCGGTGGCCGTCATTCCGACGGCTGTCTCCACGCCGATACCTGCAAGACCCTCTTGCTATCGAGTTTGAGGAGCAGCGTTGGAGATCGCACCTGGTCATTCGGGATAAAGAGGACCTGCTCAAAGAGGCCCGCAATTCGCCGGAACGCGGATGGAACGTCGATTCTATCTTGGGGCTACCGGAGTCCCAGGATATCAAGAAATATCGAAGCTACGGAGAGGGCGCGAGCCACAACGAATACTTCGTAGACCGCCACGAAATATCGTATTGGGTCATCTGGGCTCCAGAGCTCCAGCCGGACCCCAAGCGGGGACCGGACAAAGGATATAACGGCGCACTTCTATTCTTAGGTGTGGGTGAGCATCACGATCACTCGGTCGATGGAGCTCGATGGATCCGTGAGCCGCAGCCGTACTATGGCCCGATCTGGGGCCCCTATCAGACATCTGGTGCATACCTTGTGCCTGATGACGCCACCCCTCTGTCGCCGATTGCCGGCACCAAGTCGCAGGCTGACCACCTCAACGCAGTCGCTCGAGCCAACCAGCTGGCGGTCGAGGATTACAAGCGCATGGCGCTAGTCTCGAATGCCGACCCAGACCTCGAGATTACAGTCACAGAAGGCCGGCATGGCTATGTCTATACCACCAACGCTGATGATCTGGCGTCAAACGTGGTGCAGATGGAGCTCGGTGGATTGACGCAGCAAATGCTGGCAGCTGAAGATCGAGCTCGGCAATCGCTTGATCGCAACACCGGCTTACCAGAGGCGATGCGGGGTAACGTCGAAGGCGGCGCAACGGCCACTGAAGTTAGCGCAGCTATGTCGGGCGGGTCGATTCGGGTACAGCATCACGTTGATAAGTTC